GGGCAATCGGAACCGGCGAAGCCGATCTTCTTCAGGGTGGCGGTGAGCCGGGCGTTCTCGGCATCGAGGGCGTCACGCTCGACGATCGCCTGCTTTAGTGCCGTCGTGATGGTGACGCATACCGCCCGCACTTGCTCAAGGGCATCCAGCGCCTCGGGGAGTAGGTCGAGAGCCGCAGCTCTGAATACCTCAGGGTCTGACTTTGCGCCGTACTGCGCCTCACAGAGAGCCCGCGCCTTAGCTATGTCGATCATCGCAGCATCTCGTCTAAGTCCACATGGTCGGATAGGTCCATCACCTAGTGCCGTCGTGATGGTGACGCATACCGCCCGCTCTTGCTCCAGGGCATCTAGCGCCTCCGGTAGAAGGGTGCGGGCAGAGGCGATGAAAGAGGCATTGTCGTACTCGTCGCCCACTTGGAGGTAGTCAACGGCGTGAGCTATCGCATCACGGTCAGGACCATGCTCGACGGTAGCCACACCGTAGCATGTCGTGAACGTCCACGGACCCGGTGTCGCCGCCGCACAGAGAGCCCGCGCCTTAGCTATGTCGATCATCGCAGCACCTCGTCTAAGTCCACATGGTCGGAAATGATGTCGCGAATGGCTTGGGTCAATTCCTCGCAGGTGCCAGGCGGGCCATACTTCTCCCGCTGGCGTAGGCATTCGCGGATAGCTGCGAGCGCGAGTGCCATATCCATCGACTTGAGCGAGCGCATCATGGCGACACGGCCATCCGAGCTATCAAGGTTAAAGCGTAGCGTGCCGGTTTCTGATGGACGATCTTCGCTCATCTCGGCGGCTCCCAGAGTCCACAGGTTATCAACAGGCCGTTGCCCGCCCGCTCCCAACCTTCTACGCGGTCGAGATACCAGTGGGCGTACTCGATATCGGAGAGGCCGGGAGGGGCGAAGGGATCCCTCAGAAGGGCACTTCGTCCAGGCTCGCCGTCCCGCTCGTCGCCGGCCTTTGCGGGGCGGGTGGCGGCGTCCCGTTCGGCAGGCTGGCTGCCTCCTGCTTGCTGATGTACTTCAGCACCTTCGTCCTTGTCTGGTCCCGGTCGTCCTTGTATGTCGTCAGTTCCAGCCATAAGAGCTTTCCTTGTGCCTGCCGGTTGAAGTCGTCCGCCGACTTGAGAGCGTCGGTGATGCCGATCGCCGCACAGAACCTCTTGAACTGTCCGAGACCGATCTTCTGGGCCTTCTCGCTGGCGTTCTGAATGTTGAAGTTCTCCCAGACTTTCCTACCGGCGACGGCGGGGTCCTGGCAGGCAAACGTTACCCCCATGTAGTGCCCGGTGCCGGCCTTCGTCGCCTTATACTCCGAGGATTCGACGATCACCTTATAAGTTCCGGGGGTGAGCTGGCCGAAGTCGTCCGTATCCTCGATCTTGCTGAAGTCAACGAATACCATTCCTAATGCTCCTTAGATGAGTTTGCTGAACACGGCCCCGTCTAAGGGCAACGAGTCTGGAAGATCAAAGCGGGACTTGGCGACAAAGCTCCCGCCCTGCGTCGTATAAAGGACCCGCTCTCCTGCAGCGACAGCTTTCCCTTTGCCGTCCTTCTCCCCCTTGAAGTAGGTGTCGATCCTGGCAAAGAAGACGCCGTCCAGCTTGGCCATGACGACGGGCGCGGCCTTCTTGTGAATGTTGACGGTGTAGAAGTCGTAGTTGGCGCCCGACGGGTTCTCGAACTTGACGATCTGCTCGTGGCCAATCAGCAGCACGTTCTTGCCGGCATTATGGACGTGGTCCAGCTTCGAGATGAAGTCGCGCCACTGAGCGACGAGCAAGTCCCCGCCGCGCCCGTAGGGGATATCGGCGACCGTCGTCACCTTCTTGTTGTCGTGGTTCCAGGCGGCGACGACCTTCGCCGACAGGAACTTCTCGACCTCGTCGATAGTGTCGATGACGACCGTCTGATACTCCGAACGGATGAACCAACGAAGCCAGTCGATGACCTCCTCGATGGTCGTCAACTGCTTCGGCGTCTTGGTGCAGTCGACGCGGTCCAGGCCGTTCTCCAAGTCTAGGAAGATGGGCTTGGGAGCGAAGGCGGCCCAAGTACTTTTTCCAACACCCGGCGTCGAATAGACGAGAACTTTCCAGGCGGCTGGCGTCTTGCCATGAATGACGGCGAACGGGTCGGGGGCGGCTGCGAGTTCTGTCATGGGAATTCCTTGATCGGGTTCATATAGGCTCTGACTAGCGGATTGGGGCAGAGAAGGAAACCGTGCCAGTGATAGAGGATCTCTGCCATCAGTTGGCGCTCCTGGTAGTTGTCCGGCAAGCCAGAAGCCTGATGGGCGTTGACGATCTCGATCATGGCGAGTGCCGTTCGACATTGGCGACGGTGACCGAGCGGCCAATCGCCGTCTCAAGTCGGTGAATACCATCAGCAAGCTGTGCGCGAGCCAGGACCATGATGGGGTCGTGCTCGATGATCGGGTGCAGTTTGCAGAACAGATCGAGGTTGAGTTTGCTGGCGCGAAGCGTGTCCATCGGACTCATCCTAGATCTCCCTTCACAGCATTAACGAGCGGATCCCTATCCTCGTAGCCCCCATCTTCACTGCAGGCGGGCTCGTCCTCCGGGTAGCGACCGAGCTCGGCCGTCGCCTCCGCCAGCTTCTCGTCGGTAATTGCCAGCGCCCTCAACAACCGACGGTGAAGGTCTTCCCGCGAGTCCATCAGGGCCAGCCTAACGAGATTTAGAGCGACGATGCGCTGCAGGATCCCGGCACGCATTAGCAGGTTCATCGACATTAAGATGCCTTCTGCGAAAGTTCGATTTTGAGCGGGGTCCTGAGATGCTGGCTTACCAATAGGCGGACGTAGTTGGAGAGCGTCATATCCAGGTTGGCTGCCACCTGCTGGAGTTTTTTCAACTCCCCCTTGTCCACGAGGACGTGGAGAAGTCCTTTGGGGTTTTTCTTTGTATTCACCTTCTTGCCGGCCACATTCAGCTCCTTCCTCGTAGCGGTTGACGACCAACGATGATTGGCGTAGGTTTTCTATTCGGTCCCAATATCATCCATCACGTAGGGCAAGTCAATTGATTTCCTATCATCGCAATACGACTGATATAGGAAATACCTACAAATATGGTAGCGGTTTTATAGCCGTTCCCAACGTGTCGATGGACCGGGTCGCGGCCTGCGCCAAGCGGTTTACATGGTCGTCCTGCACCTGGGATGGCGGGCGCCGCCAGCAGAAGTATTTCCTTGGCGCCCGCCTGCTCGTCCTCGATTTCGATGATGGTCTCCTGCCGCTCGACCAAGCGCTCAATCTCTGGTGCGACTGCGCCCACGTCATCGGGACGACTAAGAGCCACCAAAAACAGAAGGGCGAGACCCCGCCCTGTGACCGTTTCCGCGTCGTCCTGCGCTTTGAGGAAGTGATCGCCAATCTGGAAGACTACCGGCATACGATGCGGTTTTACATCGAGAAATACGGGGCGGATTCGGCTTGTATGGACGGCGCCCGATATTTCTGGCCTTGTCAGGAGATCATTTCAGTTACCGATGCGGGCTATGAGCAGACTACCTATCGAGCTCCCCCGCCGCAGGCGCCGCGAAGCTACGCCGAATACCGGGCCGCCAAGTTCGTCCCGTCGTGGATCGAAGGGATCCTCCGTTTCGGCTGTCCGGAGGGGATGCGTAACACCACCTGTTTCAAAATAGGCATCTATCTAACGAAGTGCGGTTATAGCGAACCCGAGATCATCGATCTGATCATGCGAAGCCCGATCACCCTTGGTGCTGATGAAGTGCGTGAAGCTGTAGGTAATGGCGCAATCCGCGGACGGAAGGAAATCGATGCAGAAGTCAAGGGCGAAGACACCAGCGGGAGTCATCGAGGTGAACCTGTGCGCACTCCTGAGCGAGAAGGCCGGCCCGAAACTCAAGAAGGGCCATGGCCCCTGGCCCCACACGATTAGGGTCGTCAAGGTCGATGACGTTGGCGCTCCCATTCTCTTAAAGGTGGACGCCAACCAGGTCGCCGTCCGCATCAGCCGTGAGTACGTCGCCGGTCTCCTGCGGGAGTACGTCTCTTACTTCTCCGGGGCGCTCATCGACTACAACGTTCCCTATGAGAAGTGCCTAGCCATCGTCCGGTCGTGGGCGCATCAGACGACCCATATGCGCCAGTTGCCCAAGTCGGTGGGCTTCCGCTCGGACCCCGCCATCGTCATGGCCCGCCTTGACTTCGACCCGGTCACCGTCCCGTCTGGGCAACTTGCCGCCTTTGCCCCCCTGTTGGCGGGGATGCTGGCGCGGGTCGAGACCAACAGTGATGCCTTCTGTGCCCGGATCGGTTCCATCTTCGACCCCGACGCCGACCGGAAGCAGGCCGTCTGGGTCTGGGGACCGGCTGACTCCGGCAAGTCGCAGTTCTCCTGGGTCATCGAAGTGCTGTCTGGGGATAACTTCGCCGTCCTCGGCCGCGAGGAGTTGAAGACTTCCTACTGGAAGGCCCAACTGGTCGGTCGCCGGGTCGGTATCGTTCAGGAGGCGCCAGCCTCGTTTATAAGGTCGGACGCCTTCAAGGCGGCAACTGGCGACGGGCGGCACTCGATCAGCGAGAAGTACGAGAAGGCATTCGTCGCCAATCTCAACGCCCTCTTCTTCCTCTTCTCCAACGACCCGCCTGAGATCCCGCATGACGAGGCGCTAAAGTTGCGGGTCATCGACTGCCGGGTCGCCCCCGTCCCCCCGTCGGAGATGATGGGGGAGGTGGACTTCCGCGGCGAGCTCGCCAAGGAGTTGCCGGCCTTTGTCGGCCATTGTCTGGCGGCCTATGAGGCGCTGCCGAAGGGGCTGCGAATCCCCTGCAAGAAGGAAGGTCTGGACGACATTATCGACCAGTTCGAAGCCGATTATCTCGACTTGATCGAGTCCCATTACGTAATCGTCCCGCGGATAGATGGCCTAGTTAACAAGGATGCCTATATCCTGCGTAGTCACTTCCAGGAACGTGTCGTTGAGAAGTTCGGCAACGACCCTCGTCATCAAGCTTTTGGTAAGAGGCTGCTTAAAAAAAGGTTCCTTTGCGAAGAAATTAAGGTGGAGTTTCAAACGATTACAAAAGATAAGAATGCCTCCCAAACAAAACGTCTTTACGTGTTCTGCGGCATCCGTGAACGCACCGCCGACGAGCGGAGATTCACCCGCAGGGATGCTGAAGGATTGGATAAAATAGAGGAAGCCAGCAACCTCAGGAGGCTCAAACGTGAGCCTTAATTGTCCCGGGCCTGTCCCGGGCCTGTCCCGGGCTCTCGTCCCGACCCTAAGCAACAGGAATCACTATATTGTCCCGGGTGTCCTTACCTCTTTTAAAGATAATTATGTCATATATGAGTATGCGCATATGCCAAGAGAGTTTTCCCGAAAAGCCCGGGACAGCCCGGGACAGGAGATATTCATGCCCAAGAAATATTTCAACGGTCCTGCCAGTTCGTTCACCTACACGGTGACCTATGAAGGCGGGGGCGCCCAGGAGGGAGTCAATAAGGGGACTCAGTGGATCGAGGTCGTGGATGGCCCGTAAGGACCTCATTCCCGCCGACGTCACCGCCGTCGTCGATACCCGCGAGCAACTCCCGTTCGACCTGGCGCCGCTCTCGGTGGTCCGCGGCTCGCTGCCGACTGGCGACTACTCGGTGGCGGGTCTCGAGCACGAGGTTGCCGTCGAGAGGAAGTCGCTCCCTGATCTGGTCCTCTGCGTCGGGTCCGAGCGGGAACGCTTCGAGAAGGAGATCCAGCGGCTGATGGCCTACCCCGCCCGGCTCCTGATCGTCGAGGCGACCATGGCCCAGCTCGAGCTCGGCCAATGGCGGGCCAGGATTACGCCGAATCAGGTGACGAGCAGCCTGCTCTCGTGGTCGGCGCAGGGCTTGCCCATCTTCACGGTTGACGGGCATAAGGCGGCTGGTATAGTCGCGGCTAAGTTTCTATTCGTAGCCGCCCGTCGCCGTTGGCGCGAGTTACAGGCTTTCCACTCCAATCTGAAGATTGCCACATGAAGTCGGACCAGGCTTTCGTTGATAGATTTTGGGCGAAGGTCTGCAAGACGGATTTTTGCTGGGAATGGACGTCCTATAAGGTCAAGTGCTACGCACGGATAACCCGTCTAGGAAAATCCGTTGGCGCTCATCGAATTGCTTATGAACTGGTTAAAGGTCCTATCCCCGACGGATTAGTAATCGATCACCTCTGTCGTAATTCTGGCTGCGTTAATCCCGATCATCTCGAAGCTGTGACTGTTCGGACAAACACGATGAGGGGCATTGGCCCGTCTGCTGTTAATGCCGCCAAGACCTCATGCAATCTCGGCCATCCGTTGACGGACGGGAACCTTATCCACAGGAAGGACGGGAGCAAGACGTGCTGGACTTGCCACCGCGCCTATATGCGGGGCTGGAACAAAGAGAATCGGGCCAAGATCAATGTCTACCGGAAGAGATGGCTCGATAGGCACCCGGGGAAAATGGCCGAGATGAACAAGAAATATTCGGGACGCCACAAGAAATATCGAGCGAAGAAACGAGAGGAGGCGAGAGATGAATTTGGCACGTAGAACCGCCAAGAGCGGGGAACGAAACGGGATGGCCAAGATCACCGAGGGCGTCGTCATCGCCATCAGGCGGGCCAGGTATTCGGAGGAGGGGAGGCGTGCTTGGCCTAAGGACCACCCGTCGAGCACGACGGCGCTGGCGGCGAGGTTCGGGCTGTCGGTCTCGCAGGTGTCGAAGATTGCCCTCGGAAGACAATGGCGTGCAGTAAAAGCTTGAAGATCATCCCATGATCCGCCTAAGAATGGCGGCCTAACCATTTAAGAGAGGAGTGTCCGTGAGCAAGGAAATTAATTCTGGCAAGACGACGCCCGTCAAATCACCGGCGCGAGCCATGCCGAAGTCCCTGGAGCCGGCAGAGATAGCCCGGGTCAGTGAAGAACGCCGCGCCCAGCGGATTGCCCGGGCCAGGCGGGAGCTACCCCCGTCGGCCCTGAAGGTCATCGACGCCTGCCCGGCGTCCTACCAGGACCGTCTCATCAAGGCCCTCTTGGGTCTGTCGTCCCCCAAGGTCGCCGTTAGAGCTCACTGCGAGCAATGCGTCGGCTGGGAGGACGTTAAGACGCGGGTCGGCGACTGCCGGTCCCACGCATGCCCGCTGCACCACTACCGCCCCCACCAGGAGGGCCGCAAGTGAAGGTCTGCAACCGCTGCCAGGAGTCCAAGCCGCCGACCGCCTTCTACGCCTCCGACGGGGCGCCCGACGGCCTCATGTATACTTGCAAGGAATGCGTAAATAGCAGGCAGGTAGAGTTGAGGAGGGCGAGGGCGGCGGCCCTCAAGTTCAAGATTGCGAGCATGAAGGACGTCCCGTGTGGCAGACCATAAAAGAGGCGCTCAACGTGATATTCTGCAGTCATAGCTGGCAGTTCGACTCGCTGCTGCTTGGGGGCGGGCGCCGCCTGCGCTGCCTGAAATGCACGGCGACGAAGGTGGAGAGAGTATGAGGCAATTCAAATTGGTGCGAAACGTAGACGTCTCAGGGGTCAGCGGGACGGGTCATGTCGCCGAGGGCGTCCAGTTCGGCAATGGCAAGTGCGTTCTCAATTGGCTGACTCAGTATTCGAGCGTAGCGATTTATGACGACATCGAAACGCGAACACGAAGGCAAGACGGTGGTCGTTTGGGAGTGCAGTAGCTAACCAGTAAGAGAGGGTATAGTAAAGTTAGCCCGCCTCTCATCGCCGGTGCCCGCCGCCGCCTGCCTGCCACACCGGCCACTAAGGGACTCGCGGCAATTGCCAGTGGACCCTGTCCTTAAACGAGGTCCAGTCCCCGCCATACTGGATCTTTATCCCCAGCCTCGCTGCAGTCGTCTTGACGATGACGGCGAGCCGTTGGAAGCCGACAATATCAGCCCAATCAATAGGATACGGCGCGACATCTACAGCCTCGCTCGGTGTCGAATTGTGTCGGCTTCTCGGCCAGTCCTCCTGCGAGTTGCCCGTCTCGAAGGCGAAGTTCTGGGCCGCCTGGCCTCGGTGCCCGCACAAGATCGATATGTCCACCGACTTAACGACCTCGTTGAACAGCCTCTGCAGGTCCGGGTGGCACGTCGCCAGCCGCTCTGCAGACAGGGTCGAGAAGTGCGGCATGGCTCGCCTCCTAAACGCAAGCCCCCGCCGAAAGGCAGAGGCTCGCTCGTTGCGGAGATGAAGTCGAAGACGACAAAAAGTGCCTTGATGATAACACGAGGGCCGCCGGAATCGCCGGGCGGCCCTCAATAGCAATCTTCAGGAGTGCAACAATGGTCTAGGGCTTGTCGGCATTTCCCGGCTTGACTTTAGCCGGCTTGACTTCTTGACGAAGATGCAGGCGTACTATACTGATAGTCATCACCTTGAGGCATAATGAACGTCGAGACGATCGCCATTGCCGATCTCGCCTTCGATCCCGCCAATGCTCGCCGGCATTCCGTCAAGAACCTTGACGCGATCAAGGGGAGCCTGGCGAAGTTCGGGCAGCAGAAGCCGATTGTCGTTGACGGCAAGGGCGTCGTTGTCGCGGGGAATGGGACGCTCGAGGCGGCTCGCAGTCTTGGATGGCCGAAGATCGCCGTCGTGAGAACGGAGTTGACGGGGGCCGACGCTATCGCTTTCGCGCTCGCCGACAACCGCACCGCCGAGCTCGCCGAATGGGACGCAGGCATCCTCAACGAGACGCTGAAGAGCCTCCAGGCCATGGACTTCGACCTGGGCAGCATCGGCTTCGATGCCGACGACCTGGCGGCGCTGATCGCCACGCCTGAGCCCCCTGAAGGCCTGACGGATCCTGACGCCGTCCCTGAGAACGTGGAGACGCGGTGCAAGCCGGGGGACTTGTGGCTCCTTGGCGGCCATCGCCTGATATGCGGCGACTCGACCGACGTGCTGCAAGTTGCGCGGCTCATGGGCGGAAGCAAGGCCGATATGGTTTTCACCGATCCTCCTTACGGAATGCATCTGGATACTGATTATACAAAAATGGCCGAAATCAAGGTGAAGTCGAAGACCTATCGTCCAGTCGAAGGAGATGATAGGGATTTTGACCCGGCGCCAATCATCGCCATGTTCGACGAAGTAAAGGAACAATTCTGGTGGGGCGGCGACTGGTATCATACGCGCCTGCCTCCAGGCGGTTCATGGATCGTTTGGGACAAGCGTTCCGAAGCTTCGGATGGCCTGACCGGCAACCATTTTGAAATGCTCTGGAGTCGCCATCATCATAGGCGTTTCATAATCCGGCATCTCTGGAGCGGATTCACGGCCCGCAACGCCGACACGAAGCGCGTTCATCCGACCGAGAAGCCGGTAACGGTATTGGAAAGGGTCATAACCGAATATTCGGACAAGGATGCCAAGATCATCGATTTGTTCCTGGGTTCAGGCTCCACCCTCATTGCCTGCCACAAAACGCAGCGCCGTTGCTTCGGCATGGAGATCGACCCCAAGTACTGCGACGTCATCCTTTCTAGGTGGGAACAGTTCACCGGAAAGGGGGCTCAACTTGTCGTCGAATAAAATCGGAGGCAATCGGAAGCCGCAGACGTTCAGGGCGTGCGACAAGTGTGGCGAGACTTTCGGTCCGTTGGACCGCCTATCTCAGCGATTCTGCTCGACCACTTGCAAGTATGAGGCGGCCAAGACGGGTCGGTTGATCCAGCGCAAGGCTACGACAGCCGCTCGATCGGCCCAGAGTTTGCTGCGCTACCACGTCCAAGCTGGCAACATCGTCCGCCCGACATGCTGCGAGGAATGCAGCGCCAATGGCAAAATCGAAGGCGCCCACTTCAATTATTCTGAGCCTCTGCGCGTCCGATGGCTGTGCCGGTCCTGTCACGTACGCTGGGACAGAGCCGAACCCAAGGGGGGCACGGTCATCCTCGCCCGCTGGGAGGCCTTTACCGGCAAGCAAGCCGTGCTGACGGCACCGGAGAAATCAGTATGAGTGCTGCCAAACAGATCGGCGCGCCGTGGAAGCCGGGCCAGTCAGGGAACCCTGGCGGCCGTAAAGCATTGCCTCCCGAACTGCGCGGCATCCACGCGCTGACCCAGCTTGAGGTCTGCGCTCTCGTCTCCAAATACGCTCGGATGAGCCGCGACGAGCTCCAAGCCGCCGTCGGCTCGCCCTCGACGCCGATGCTCGAGATTGCCATCGCCTCCATCTTCGCCCAGGCCGCCAAGCACGGCGACTTCGCCCGCCTGGCCTTCCTGCTCGACAGAGCGATAGGCAAGGTCAAGGTCGTCGAGGAGTCCGACCAGGCCATGCAGGACCTAGCGGCGAAGTCCACTCAAGAGCTCCTCGAGCTTGTCGCTGCCAAGATGCCTTTGAAAGTCGGGTGACGATTGGAAGCCTTGGCCGAACAGCCTGCCATGATCGCTCATCGCCAGGCGACCGCCGACGATCTTCCTTTCATCTACTCGACCTGGGTCAGGACGTCGCTGGCGTCGCCGCTGGCGAAGCATGTTCTGCCGTCGACTCACCAGACCGCTCAGCGCCAACTCGCCGAGCGCCTCCTTATCGCCTCCCAAGTTCTCGTCGCCTCGCTCGAGGACGAGCCCGCCGTCATCCTCGGCTATCTGATCTACAGGCCAGGCGTCGTGCACTACGCCCACGTTAAGAAGGTCTTTGAGCGGCGCGGGATCCTCTCGGGCCTTCTCGACGCTGCCGATCTCGACATCGAAGAGTGCCATCTGACGCACTTTACTTACGACTGCCTGCGACTCCTAAAACGCTGGCCTCGTCTCCGCTACAATCCTTACTTGCTCATGGAGATCTGATGGAAGTCCAGACCGAGACAGCGAAGCCTGCGGGCCGCGGCGTCAAGCATATCAGCGGCGAGTATCGGCAGCCGTCGTCGATGAAGGTCAAGCGGGTAGCGTTTCACACAGGGGTCCAACTAGGTTGTCATGTCACGGCCACCGGCTTAGACGTCGACCACCAACTCAAGCAGTTCAAACGCAACTTCTACATGCACTTGATGGGGCCTGGCCTCTATATCAGGCTCGGCGACGAGAGCTGGGTCGTGCCGTTTACGAACATCATCTGCCTGACGATGATCGAGGAAGCCTGACTTGAGCGACGACGCCGAACTGCGCGCCATGCTCGAGGTCTTAGCCTCGCGGCCCCCGCCGTTCGATATCGCCGCCTACTGCTTCCCGGAGCAGCTGGCGTTCATCCAGGACCCGGCCCGCTTCAAGGCCGCTGATTGCTCGCGGCGCGCCGGGAAGACCGTCGGCATCGCCGCTGACTTGCTCGACACCGCTCAGCGCCACCCGAACATGGCCTGCCTCTACATCACTCTCTCCCGCCTCAATGCCAAGCGCATTCTCTGGCGGGATCTGACGTCGATCAACAGCCTCTACGGCCTGGGCGGGAAAGAGCACGCCACCGAGCTAACGATGACAATGCCTAACGGGCACATCATCTACCTCTCAGGCGCTAAGGATAAATCCGAGGTTGAGAAATACCGGGGCTTCCCGCTTAAGAAAGTCTATATCGACGAGGCGCAGAGCTTCCGCTCCTATCTCCGGGAACTGGTCGACGATGTACTGGCGAAATCGCTCTACGACTTCAACGGATCGCTGGCGCTGACCGGCACGCCGCCGCCGATCCCGGTCGGCTTCTTTCACGAGTGCGTCCACTCGGACAAATGGTCGCGACACTCCTGGAACATGATGGCCAACCCTCATTTGAAGCTCAAGTCGGGACGCGAGCCGATGGAGCTGATCCTCGAGGACTGCGCCCGCATGGGCGTCTCTATCGATGATCCGGCCATTCAGCGGGAGTGCTTTGGACGTTGGACGGTCGACACCAACTCTTTGGTCTTTCGCTGGAGTGATCTTAACCACTTCGATGACCTCCCTACAGGCTCTAGCTGGAGCTACGTCATTGGCGTTGACCTGGGCTATTCTGACGCGGACGCCATCGCGGTTCTGGCTTGGTCGGAAGCCTCGCCGAGCGTCTACCTCGTTCACGAGTCGGTCAAGAGGAAGCAGGGCGTCACGGAACTCGCCGCGGAGCTAGGCAAGCTGGTCCAACAGTACGACCCTCTCGCCCTCGTTATGGACACTGGCGGCCTCGGCAAGAAGATCGCCGAAGAGATGGTCGCACGCTACTCGTTGCCGATCAAACCCGCTCAGAAGGCTGAGAAGTATGCCCATATCGAACTTGTCAATGATGCCCTACGGACCAAAAGGCTGTTTGCCCGACGCGATAGCGCCTTCGCCCAGGACTCTATGCTCCTCGAGTGGGACCGAGACAAGTCCAGCGGCGACAAGCTCGTCGTCTCTGATGCCTTCCACTCCGACATCTGCGACGCCGTCCTTTATGCCTACCGGGCTGCTCTGGGTTGGCTTCACACTCCAGTCATTCCTAAGCCGAAGCTTGGCTCGGCGGAATGGCTGAAGGCGCAGGTCGCCGAGCACGAAGCGGCGATCATCCGCCAGCTTGAGCAGCGGGATCAGTTCGACCCGGCCCTCGCTGACGATCCGGACCCGCAATGGAGGTGGCAGGCTTGAGCGACAACGACTTCATGTTCCTAATGGCCGGTGGCATCCTCTTCTCGGTGCTGATGATCGGCGCCGTATGTGGCTACATTTGGGGCATGCACCTTGGTCGCCTGGAGGCCCATCATGACGCCCGCTGAGATCAGAGCCATCCTCGTTGTCTGCAGAGAGATGGGGGTCTCATCCGTCAAGGTCGGCGACTTCTCGGCCCTGCTCGATCCGCAGTACGTCGCCGATCCGAGCCTTAAGGCCGACGAGCAGATGCCGACGGAGGACGAGCTCCTCTTTGCCTCGTGCCCGACCCCTTTCGACCGTCTCGAGACTCAACCGCAACCGCCAGGATGATCTAATGGACTTGCAAGACGTCATGACCGAGCTAGGCACCGTCTTCGAGACCTACACGAAGCCGGCCGCCGCCATCCAGAAGGCCCAGGACAAAGACGGCTACTTCATGTCGATGGCCTGGGGGAGATTCGGGCTGACGCTCGAAGTCACCGAGGTCGTCGAAGAGGTTCTATCGACGGGCAGGCTGACCAAGGAAGGCCAGTTCCAAGCCATCGTCGACCAGGCCCTCTACGAACTCGCCAAAGAGATGGTCGCGAAGCATGAGAATCTAGCAGCAGCCAACAACAAGCGGGGCCGCAAGGCTCTGAAGCTCATACACCAAGGAGGGTAGGTATGGCCGTCGAGTGGAAGCAGTTTGGGACCGGCGCGGAGATCCCGGGAGACGTCCAGCCGCAGAATCGCTGGTGGGCCGAGCGGGGCCATATCGAGATGGCGCAGGCGATCACGGCGACCATCAACACCCTTTCTCAGATCGATGCGGCGAGGCAGACACAGTTCCAGATCTCAGGGCGGCTCTACGGCAACGCCAACATGATCGGGCTCAACGGGCTGTCGTTCGCCAAGGTTCAGGCGACGAGCCCGCTCAAAGATCGGATCACCTATAACGTCGTCGCCTCCGGGATCGACACCATCACCGCCAAGACGGTCAAGAACAAGCCTAAGCCGCTCTTCCTGACATCAGGGGGCGACTGGAAGATGCAGCGGCGGGCCGAGAAGCTCTCTAAGTTCGTCGACGGCATCTTCTACGAGAACGACGCATACGATCAGGGCCATATCGCTTTCCGCGACTCGGCGGTGCTCGGCGACGGCTTCACTCACGTCTTCGAGCACTACGGCCGGGTCAAGTTCGAGCGGGTCATCGCTTCCGAGCTCCTCGTCGACCCGATGGAGTCTCTTTATGGGCAGCCTCGGCAGATGCACCGGACCAAGAACGTCGACCGGGCCGTCCTCCTCGACTCCTATCCGGGGAAGCGGTCGGCGATCCTCTCGGCCAACACCGTTAGGATGGAGTCGGGGGCCTACCAGACCGTCTCCGATCAGGTGACGGTCGCTGAGTCCTGGCGGCTCCCGTCTGGACCTGAGGCGACCGATGGCCTGCACGTCATCTGCATGGAGAACGACGTCTTATTCAAGGAGCCTTGGAAGAAGGACCACTTCCCGTTCGCGAGGCTCCCTTGGTCGACGCGCCTCTACGGGTACTGGGCGCAGGGCGGCGCCGAGCAGATCCAGAATATTCAGCTTGAGATCAACAAGCTCCTTTGGGTCATCCAACGCTCTATGCACATGGCCGGGACGCAGAAGATCCTCTGCGAGCGGGGCGCCAAGATCGTCAAGGAGCACCTGACCAACGACTATGGGCTCATCCTCGAATACACTGGCACTCAACCCAGCTATATCGCCCCGCCGATCGTCCCTCCCGAGATCTATTCGCACCTGCAGACACTTAAGTCGGCGGCTTTCGAGCAGCTGGGCGTCTCGCAAATGTCCGCCTCTGGGCTGAAGCCTGCAGGACTCGATAGCGGGCGAGCCCTCCGAGAGCACCAAGACATCGAGAGCGAGCGCTTCACCGTCATCGCCCAGCAGTACGACCGCTACTACCTCGACCTCGCCCGCCTCGCCATCGAGACGACTCAGGAGATCTTCGAGGACGCCGGCACCTACAAGGTGACGATGCCCGGGAAGAAGTTCCTGGAGACGATCGACTGGGCCGACGTCGATCTCGACGACGAAGAGTACGTTATGCAGTCGTTCCCCATCTCGTCGCTGCCTTCCGATCCTGCAGGCAGACTGCAGACCATCCAGGAGTACATCCAGGCAGGGATGATCTCGCCGCGGTCTGGCAGGCGCTACCTCAGCTTCCCGGACCTTGAAGCCTCCGACCGCCTGGCGAACGCCAAGGAAGACTGGCTTCACGAGGTGCTGGAGAAGATGATGGACGACGGCATCTGGTACGAGCCCGAGCCGACTGACGATCTCGCCCTGGCGAAAGAGCTGGTGCTCGACTACATCGCCTACGCCAAGAAGATCAACTGCGAAGAGGCGCACATTCAGATGTTGCGCGACTTCAACGACGAGCTCCAAGCGATGGCCGTCGCCTCTCAGCCCCCGGCAGGCGGAATGGGCACGCCGCAAGCGGTCCCAATGGCTCCTCCGCAGTCCAACATGGTCCCCAACGTCCCCGGCATGGCTGCCGCGGCCGCTTGAGTATTTAACCTGCTGCCACCTTACCAGGTGCAGCCCGTGAAAGTCGGGCCAGCAGGCCCTCTAAGGAGATTCGCGAATGACAGAAGCCGCCGCCGTCCAAGCCCCTCTCGCCAATGGTCACGCTCCCGAGACGGCCCCGCCGCCGCCGGCTAAGCCTGAGGCCATCGCCCCGCAGTTCTCGGTGCTCGCCAGGAAAGAGGCGGCCCTGCAACGCAAGCGGGAGGAACTCAAGGCTGAGCGGGCGGCTCTCGACGCCGAGAAGGCCGAAGCCCAGGCCCTCAAGGAACGCTATGGGACTAAGCCTAAATCTCCTCGGGAAGCCTTGGAGCGTTACGGGTTCGACTACAAGGCGGCGACCGAATACGAGCTCTCCGACGGCGTGCCGACCCCCGAAGGCGTTGCCCGGGCAACGGTTGCCGAGGAGATCGCCGCTTTCAGGAAAGAGCAGGAGGAGCTGCAGCAGAAGCAGCTTCAAGATCAACTGGCGGCCCAACAAGCCCAGGCCGAAGAGACTCTCTCGGCCTTCAAAGAGGAGATCGGCCTCTTCGTCAAAGGCAAGCCAACCGAATACGAACTCATCAGCATTTTCAATGCCGAAAATCTGATTTATGATACGGTAGAGGAGTACTTCCACAAGCACAAGAAGGCGCTTTCGATTAAAGAAGCCGCCGATCTGGTCGAGAAGTACTGCGGCGAGCAAGCGGAACTCTACGAGAAGTCCGCTCGATACAAGGCCAAGCACGGCCAGGCGGACCCCGCGCCCAAGCCAGGGGAAGGCAAGCCGAACATCACGGCCACGAGAGAAGCAGCGCAGCGGCGCACGTTGAGCAACGACCTCACAACGTCCACGCCTTCGCTCGTCTCGCCTCGTGTCGAGGCCGATAGAATGTCCAGAGCCTTAGCGGCCCTGAACAAATAGAGCGGGGGCGTTTAATCACTAAAGGATTAAGCGCATGTCTGCTGTCTATCAGAACCTAACGAACATGAACGCGGCCCTTAAGGAACTCTACGACGGCCAGGTCGTCGAGAACCTCGTCTACGCCGACAACCCGTTCCTCGCCATGGTCCCGAAAAAGACCGACTTCGGCGGCAAGTACAAGCCGGTGCCGATCATCACCGGCGTCTCTCAAGGTCGTTCGGCGACCTTCCTCACGGCCCAGGCGAACCAGTCGCCCGTCTCCATCGAGAGCTTCCTGCTCACGCGGGTAAGCGACTACTCGATTGCGACGATCGACAACCAGACGATGCTCGCCTCCGCGACGGACAAAATGTCCTTCCTGGAAGGCTCCAAGATCGTCATCGACGGCGCGATCCGCTCGGCGACCAACTCGCTGACTGGCGCCCTCTTCCGCAACGGAACTGGCTCGATCGGCAAGATCTCGACGATCACCACCGGCGTCATCGTCCTGACGAACAGCGCCGACGTGACTCAGTTTGAAGTCAACATGGTGCTGCAGGCCAACGCCACCGACGGAGGCCTGACCCCGCGGGCGGCCCTCGGCTACATCATCGCCGTCAACCGTTCCGCCGGCACCGTCACGGTCTCGGCGACTCAGGGCGGCGCGGCGGGCTCGCCGGCCTCTTGGGCAGCGGCTGACTTCCTGCTCGTTCAAGGCGACTTGAACGCCAAGGTGATCGGCCTCCCGGGCTGGCTGCCGGCGACCAACCCGACGACGGGCGAGTCCTTCTTCGGCGTCGACCGCTCCGTCGACCGCACCCGTCTCGCGGGGATCTACTACGACGGCTCGGCCCAGTCGATCGAAGAAGCCCTAATCGACTCCTCGAGCCTGCTGGCCCGGGAAGGCGGCAAGCCGAACGTCTGCATTACCAACTACGCCAGCTATTCCGCTCTGGAGAAGTCGCTGGGCGCCAAGGTGCAGTACGTCGACCTCAAAGGCCCGGCCGAGATCGCCTTCCGGGGCATCATGGTCAACGGCGCCAACAGCATGATCAAGGTCTTTCCTGATCGTAGCTGCCAGGGCTCGCAGGGCTTCCTGCTCCAGATGGACACATGGTGCCTGGAGTGCTTGGGCGACGCCCCGCAGATCCTGCGCTACGGCGACGGCCTCGAGATGCTCCGGGTCTACAACGCGGACGCCGGCGAAGTCCGGGTTGGCTACTACGCTCAGCTGCGAACCAACGCGCCGGGCTGGAATGCCAACGTCCTCTTCTCTGCCTAAGTTCCGCGGCGCGGGAGTCGCCGGCCAAGGATGGCTGGCGACTCCCCTTCCTCTCTTTACCTCATGGGGGCATGGGGATAGAGCTAACCGCCCTCCTGGCTTAGAACCAGGTTTCATCAAAGGATACAATTACTTATGGCCAACAGGTATTTCACCCAGTTCGGGCTGACCCTCGCCAAGCAAACCGTCTTCCTCTTCGGTCGTGCGACCATCGGGGCGACTGGCGCCGTCACCCTCGACGCGACCAACTCCAAGGGCATTAAGACGATCGTCCGTAACAGCGCCGGCAAATACACCGTGACGCTCGGTAACACGACGAGCGGCAACGACATCTATCCGCGGCTGTTCAACGTCTCGGTGATGCAGCTCTTCGCTACGGCGGTGAATGCGCCGATCGTCCAGGTGATTAGCGAAGCGGTGGCGACGACGACGCCGACTGTCGTGCTGCAGTTCTACGCGGCTGACGGAACTACGGCGACGGATCCGTCGAGCGGCCAGGAAGTCCGCTTCACCGTGACCCTCACCAACTCCACCGCACCGTAAGGGGTCACCGATGTTCATTCATGACCGGAAGAAAGCGGCGGGCGTCATCGTCTCCCGCATGAAGGATGGCCCTCAAGGCTACTCCGACGGTGGGTCTGTCCAGATGCCTGAGGAAGGCATGGGCGGTGGCGATGATCTCACGTCTCTGGCCCAAGACTTCCTGCACGCCGTCGACACCAAGAGCCCGCAGGCATTAGCGGACGCTTTCAAAGCGATGTTCCTGGCCTGCGAGCAGGAGCCGCACGACGAGGCGGGAGAGATGGAGTGATGGACGGCACGGACTGGACCAAGGATCTCGTTTGGACAGGCCTCCGCAATGGGGTCCTGGTCAAGTTCGTGCCGGTCGAGCCGGACCCGGAGGAGACGCTCCGGGTCCGCTTCCGCTTTCTCGATGACCCCTACAATAACGGCGGTTGACCGATGGCCTCGACGATGACCCTCTCGCAGTTGATGACGGCTGTCCGGCAGCGGGCCGACATGCTGCCGAACGGCTACACGCCGAACGTCACCGACACGCAGTACTTCGTGACGGACGTCGAGCTCGTCTCCTACATCAACCTGTCGCTCTACGACCTCTACGACCAGTTGATCTCGGCTTACGGGGCCAACTACTTCGTCAAGGTGCCCGCCTACAGCTTTGTGACGGACGGGACGACGCAGCAATACACGCTGCCGACCGACCTCTACAAGCTTCTCGGCGTCGATCTTCAGTTGTCGGGGACGTCGGGAAGTGCCCAACAGAGCCTTGTCTCTATCAAGAAGTTCGAGTTTGGCGACAGGAACCGCTTCGCCGTCCCGAACTTCCAGTCGTTCTACGGCGTCACCAACCTGAGATATCGCCTCAACGGGATCTACCTCTGGCTGACGCCGATCGCTTCTGCAGGCCAGACGATCTACCTCTGGTACGTCCCGAAGATGACCGAGCTCGCCACCCTCTCGGACACGTCCGATGGAATTAGCGGCTGGCTCGAATATGTCATCGTCGACGCGGCGATCAAATGCCTCGTCAAGGAGGAGTCGGACGTCTCGGCGCTGATGGCCGAGAAGGAGAAGCTGCTGGTCCGCATTATGAACCTCGCCGATAGCCGCGATATTGGCTCGCCGCCGAAGGTGACCGACGCCACCTACCAGGACAACTGGTATCCGACCGGCAACGGCTCGGGCAACGGGTCGGGGTCGTTCTGATGGCCTTCCGCATCGCCCAGGTGCAGACCAAGGACCGCGAGGTCAACCAGGTCCAGCAGAACATCAAGCAGGCTATCGAGCCGATCTTCGCCGAGCAGTCTGGCTCTTTCGTCGTGACGCTGACCGGCTGCACGACCAGGCCGACGTCGACGCTCTTCTGGGAGCAGGGGGTAAAGGGCGGCGGCGTGACGGTCAGTGTTCCGTTGCCCATCGAAGGTGTGTCAAATAGCACGCTCGCTACCCTTCTCGGCTTGCCTAAGGCTCTTTGGCCGCGGCAGGTCCAGTATGTTCAGGTGCCGACGATCGACAACGGCGTGACAGCGATGGCGACGGCCGGCATCGAGATCAATGGGACGATCAGCCTCTATAGGACGCTGACGGGTTCGGCGATGACGGCGGCCGGCGTCAAGGGGCTCTTTGCCTGCACCTTCAGCTATGTCGTGGGGATCTGATGGCCCTCCAAAAGCAGAACGTGCCGATCAGCTTCAAGCGGGGCCTGGATTCCAAGACGGACCCGAAGCAGGTCGTTCCCGGCAAGCTCCTGGCGTTGACCAACGGCACCTTCATCACCACCGACCGCATCGACAAGCGGCAGGGCTACACAGAATACGCCCATACCTACAGCGGCGGCGGCACGATTACGAACGGCGTCGGCGTGGCGAGCTATAAGAACGAGCTAACGATGCTCGATGGCTCGCAGCTCCTCAGCTATTCGCCAAGCGAGGCCCAGTGGTCGCAGGTCACTGGGCTGATCGAGCCGACGGCGGTGACGACGACGCCCATCTACCAGGCATCGGCGAGCCAGAGCAGCGCTGACAGCTCCTTTCATGCCGGCTCCGGCCTCCAGTGCTTCGTCTCGACGTCGACCTTCGGCTTCTCATTCTCCAACCCGGTCGTCTATACGGTCGTCGACACGGTCAGCGGCCAGAAGCTGGTCAGCGGCGCCGTCGTGCCGAGCTCGACGAGCGCCGGCACCATGGTAAAGGTGGTCACGTTCGGATCCTACTTTGTCATTGTCTTCTACGCCAGCGGCGGCACCGCCCTTTCCTACTGCACGGTGCCGGTGGCGACGCCGTCGGCCATCTCGGCCGCGGTCCTCCTCGCGAACGACGTGCTGACGGCCCATGCGAACTTTGACGTGGCGGTCATCAGCACCCGTCTCTTTGTTGCCTATAACAGCAGTGGTGGAGGTAACAGCGTCCACACGTTCTATCTCGATGCGGCATTTACCAAGACGTCGGGGGCGGCTGTCGCCCACGATGCCAATGGCGCCATCACCATCTTTGGCGATCCGAGCCTCAATGCCTGGGTGGTCTATAGCAACGACGCCGGGTCGAACCTTAGGGGCTTCGTCTTCAACTTCAACCTGTCGGGCTTTACTCTCGCCGATCAGGTGGTCACCTCCGGGACTTCGGCGGTTAACATCACGGCGTCGTTTGTTGCGGGCGCCGGCACGACCACAGCCCAGCTCTTCTGGGAGTTTGTCGACATCTACCTAGATGACGTCTACACGCAGACGCTGACCGTCGCCGGCGCCATCGGGTCCGCCAGCATTATCGCCCGTAACGTCGGTCTCGGCGGCAAGTCGTTCGCCTACGGCGGTATCAACTACGTCCTGACCACCTACCAGGGGTCGGCGGTGCAGTCGGCGCCCCAGCAGACCTACTTCTTGATCACCACCGCCGGCAAGGTCGTCGCCAAGTTCATGCCGACCTCGGGTGGCGGCTACACGCTCAGGCACCTCTCGGAGGTTAACAATCTGGCTGCAGGCGTCTATCAGTATGGGCTCCTGCAGGTCTCCGAGGCGGGACTGTTCAGCGGTCTTAACTTCAATATCTACGGCGTTAGCTCGTCGACCGTGACGTTCGGCGCCATAGCCGCGTCGGTGGAGCTGGCGAACTCTCTGCATGTCAGCGGCGGGTTCCTCTCGGTTTACGACGGCGCCCAGGTGGCCGAGCACGGCTTCCACCTCTACCCGGAGATCGTCAATTCGTCGGTCTCTGACACCGCAATCACCGGCACCTATAGCTGGGTCGCCTGCTATGAATGGGTCGACAACCAGGGCCAGACTCACCGGAGTGCCCCGTCGTTGCCGCTGACCAGGACGGTCGCCAACAAGGCGGTGACCCTCAACATCTCGGCCTTGTCGCTGACGTCCAAGACCAGCGGCTCGACGCCCACCGGCGCCATCTCCATCGGCATCTACCGGACGCTGGATGCCGGGACGATCTACTACCGGGTTACCGACATTCTTAACCCGGTGTCGAACGACACGACGGCGAGCACCCTCACCTTTATCGACACGTCCCCCGATGGCTCCATCCAGGGCAACGGCACCCTATACACGACCGACGGCGAAGTCGACAACTCACCGATTCCGGCGCCGCTCTTCCTGACGTCCTATAAGCAACGGATGATCGCCGTGCCTGCCGAGACGCCGACCTCCTGGTGGTACTCCAAGCAGATCGTCCCGGGCTCGCCGGTCGAGTTCTCGGACCTATTCGTCCAGAACGAAGATCAACGAGGCGGCGGCTTTCTCGCTGGCGGGCAGCTCGACGACAAGCTGGTCCTCTTTAAAGAGAATACCCTCGGCTATGTCGTCGGCGACGGGCCGGCGCCGAACGGCTCGGGCAACGACTTCACGCCCTGGCAGATCGTACAGTCGGACACCGGCTGCAACAACGCCGCTAGTGTCGTCGCCATGCCAGACGGGCTGATGTACCAGTCTCCCAAAGGCATCTACCTCCTCGACAGGTCCATGAAGGACCATTACATCGGCGGCGACGTCGAAGCCTACAACTCCTACACCGTCACCTCGGCTCTAAGAGTCGACGGCACGACGCAAGTCCGGTTCACTCTCAGCAACGGCACGGCGCTGGTCTACGACTACGCCGACACCGTCAAGGACGAACGGGGGTATGGCCAATGGTCGGTGTTTACCGGGATCTCAGCGGTGGCGGCGACCAACTACAACGGGAACTACACCTACATTTCGAGTGCCGGGAGGGTCCGGACGGAGGCGCCGGGGGTCTACACCGATGCCGGGGCCTTCATCCAACTGAGCTTGACCACGTCTTGGCTGTCGCTTGCGGGTCTTCAGGGCTTCCAGCGCGTCTATTCCAGCGAGATTCTCGGCCAGTATCAGAGCCCGCACCACTTGAACGTCCAGGTGGCTTATGACTTCGATCCTACGGTGGTTCAGACGGACGATATCGTGGGGACGTCGGTCGCCCCCTATCAATACCGTGTCGATTTCGCCCGGCAGAAGTGCGAGGCGATTCAGCTTACGCTCAAGGACACGCAGGCATCCGGCTTCGGGCAGGGTCTTTCTCTTTCGGCGTTGACTCTGCAAGTCGGATCGAAAGGCGGCCTCAATCGGCTCAGCCAGACCAGAAACTACGGGTAAAGGGCCTTTTATGCAGCATATCCTCCACGCTCTGAATGTGCTCTTTGGCGAGAAGAAGCCGGCGGTCCGACACTTCTTTAACGGCGGCGACGTCGGTGTCGATGCCGACCCCCTCGGGATCGGCGGCGGCGGCTCGTTGCCATCGTTCGGGGGCTTGGGGAATTACGCCGGCGGCGGCCTTCTGGGCGCTGGCCCGGGTGGGCCGATCATCGACCCACATGGGGCCACCGGCCAGGCTGGAATGCAGGATAAGATCGGCGCCTCGGGCAAGGCACCGGAGATCACCAACAACTTCGGTGGCGTTCAGGGCCTGAAGGACCCGCTGGCGAACAACCCGGCAGTCACAGCCGACTTCACCAACTCCAACAACATCGGCGTCCAACAGCAGGCGCTCGCCCAGCAGTTGCAGGCGCAGGCCAACGGCCAAATGTCTCCCGCCCAAGCCATGCTGCAGAACCAGCTCAAGGCCAATACGAACGCCAACAACCTGCAGTCGGCGTCGTTGCTCGGCAGCCAGAAGGGCATCAACCCGGCACTCGCCGCCAGGATGACGGCGCAGAACAATGCCTCAAACAACCAGCAGGCGGGCGGACAGGCAGCGAACCTGGCACTCGGTCTGCAGGGGCAGGCGCAGAACCAACTCGGCGGAATGCTTCAAGGCTGGCGCGGTCAGGATCTGCAAACAGAGCTCGGCGGCGCCGACATTGGACTGGCAAACAGAGGCCAGAACATCCAGGGGGCGAACGGCTACAACAACACGCAGACCCAGGCACAGCTTGGCGGGGCTGATATTCAGTCGAAATACGATGTTCAGAACAGCAAAGCTAAGTCCGGGATGTTCGGCGGACTGCTAAATGCTGCCGGAGCACTGGGCGCGGCGGCCATTGCGGCATCAACAGGCACCAAGGTTCCCGGCAATGCCCCGCATCCTGGCGACGACCCAAGGAACGACACCGTCGACGCCAAGCTGTCGCCCGGCGAGATCGTCATCCCGAGGTCGAAAGCCAACGACCCGGAGGCGGCTAAAGAGTTCGTCGCCCACATCCAAGGCCAAAAGGCGGGAGGCGACAGCAAAGCTAAGGGCTATGCCGGCGTCCTCAACGCCAAGCGGGAAGTCTCTGAACTCAAGAAGCGCATAGCCATCCTCGAGAAGCACGTCGGGAGGGCTGGCTGATGTCGGACTACAGCCTAGTCGCCGAGCACCCGTCGCACTTTGAGATCTCGCACCCGGAGAAAGGGGCCTTT